CAAGAAATGGCAAAAGCGCCCAGAGACCAACCCGATCAATTGGCTCTACGAGAACGATATCCAGCTCAAGTTCAAAGATTGGGTCCTGCCCGACGACTTTTGCTTCTTCACGTTGGACGACTGGGTCGATTACGCGGGGGCTGTGCGATGTTCTTCTTGAAAACCATAGGTGCCGTTTTCTTCCAATTTGGGCTCTGGCGAAGCATGCTTAACATCTTCCCCATGGGCCAATGCGTGGACATTGATCGGTACCCTAAATTTCTGAGATGATTCTCAACAGCCTTCATGAGGTACGGAGTGACTTTGGTGTGGTTACGGATAAGGTTATTACTTTTCATTACCTTTACTAGATTCTTATTCAGATTCACAGTCTTTTGTATACCCTGGAAATGTCCAGTTGGTCGATTCAGCACCTTGACACCGTTCACCCAAACGTGGCCAAGATACCGACCGTTGTTCCTGACGAGTATGAGTGGTTCGGGATTCGCAAGTCCGTTGAAATTTCCTTCGGTCCAATTTGAGGTTTTGTTGTTTACCCAATTCTGGCCGGGTTTTTCTTTATAAGGTGAGTAAAGGAACCGCTTTTTGCTCTCTTTTATAAGAAATGTATGTGCGGAAATCTTGTTCAAGGTGGTTCTAAGGTTATTCTTAGGAATTAGTCTTCCATTTATGTTTAGAAGTTTGCGTTCTTCCGCCGCGAGCCATTTTCTAAGCTTATCTTTATTCTTTTCAATTCTCATTATAATATATCAAGATTTAATTCAAACCAGTGTTAGAGACAGGTGGCGTCTGAACAGTAAATGAGCATGTCCGCCCTGTGCAAGGTGTGCCTCTACTACAATCCCGGTGACAAGACGTGTGGCCGTTCCATCGTGTCTGCGAGTAAGGACGTGGTCTATCGCGACTACGCCAAGGCTGTCCGTCTTGACAAGACGCGGTGCGGGCCACAGGGAAAGTGGTTCGAAGGCATCATTGGCAAGGATGGTCTGTCGAAAACTCCCGTCGAGGAACTCTTCGAGTCTTTTGACATTTAGAGAATGACACGTTTCATGGCGAGCAATGGGCGGCTCTCATCACAACCTGGATTTAAAGGCGTCGAGTGCATGAATGACAAATGACAACCAACGTGTACGCCCTAAAATTGGCCGATGGCAAGTACTATATCGGCAAGTCTGATAATTTAGATCAGCGGCTCCAGAACCATTTTTCTGGTTCTGGAGCCGCGTGGACACGCGAGCACACTCCAATTAAAGTCATGGAAATCCGTGAGAATGTTTCACGATTCGAAGAGGACAAGATGACCAAGGAATATATGGAAAAATATGGAATTGATAACGTCCGTGGAGGTGCGTATACGCAAGTTGAGCTCCCTGAAGGGTCACGCGATTCGCTACAGCGTGAAATTCGCGGAACAACCGACGTGTGTTTCAAGTGCAATCGTCAGGGCCATTGGGCGAGTCAATGTTACGCACGAACCGTAGAAGTGTGGGGGTGCGATTATTGTGACTCAGAGTTTGACACGCAACAACAAGCCGAACGTCATGAACGTTCATGCGGTTCGCGCAGACGCCCGGGCGGTGGAGGAAACTGCTACAGATGTGGACGGTCGGGTCACTGGGCAAATCAGTGTTACGCACGCATTTAGAGACTGTCGGTGCATGAAAGTCAAGTAAAAAATGGACCTTGTCAAACTGAAGAATTACATTCTTAGTCAACTCAGCCCCGTCGGAATGCCTAATCCTGGTAATGCTTACAACCCATTTCTCGGGCATCACTACTATTTCAAAATTTCAAAGCCTAATGAAAAAGACCAAAAGGACGCTGCATTTCTTCACAACTACGTAGGCACATATGGTCATATGCGTATCCGTGAAATATTGACCATTTAGACAAGAAGGTTTTCAGTTTACCCCGTAAATTTTCAAAACTCACGTGCCTTCTTGGACCGATAAAAGGATTCACGATGCGGACAAGTTGTGCTCCTTACAAGAAACCACGCCGCTTCGCATAGTCGTACAATGTTAACCGACCGTCTTCGTACACAATGTCTTTGTAGACGGACATGAACGTCAAACCTTGAGCCAGCAGCCACATATTGAAGAGCACAAAAACGCCGATGTTAATCAGGATATCATGACGTGTAAACTGTACTGGAAGAATCAAAAACGGAAACAGGTGTAGGACAATCTGAAGAGCGACAAACGTAAATCCCATTTGTTTACCGACGCGCACTTTCATATAAAGAAACACGAGCGTTCCGAAAATCGTCGCGACGACAGATGGAATCACCGAAAACGGAATCACACGAAAATAGGACAGGATGCACATTATGGCGGTCCAGAACGAATACAGGTTGTACCAGTATGTGGTGACCATAATATGATATGTACAACTATAAAGAAAAAAGTTACACACTAACTATGGAGAGATGTGCACAGACCGGTCTTTTGCTGTTGAACGGAAAGTGTTTGTTCACGGGATGGGACATTTCATCGCATTGGCCTGAAGACCTATGTACATACGAAACATGTGATTTGATAACTAAATATATCGAGGACCATGAAGACGAAATGTTGACCCTGACTGTCGATTATGAGAGTGACTACAAAGCCGCACAACGTATGATTCAGGAAGCATGTGATGTTCTTGAAGCAAAAGGAATAATAAAGTTTACCGAGTAGGTGTGAGTAATGGCGTTCCTCTACCGGCGCGTCTATGACAACATGCTGATGGTGCACAACCCGGACACTAAAATTTACGGAACTCCTGATCTCGAGTACTACGAATTCGATGACAAGAATATACAAGAGTACATTATGCAAGATATGCCCGAAGATGAATTTAAAAAACTTTCTGCGCTTTTCAAATTCAACTTGTGTACAAAATTTCCCAAACATCTAGGAAATTTCGTGAGGGACTACGTCGAACAGAATAAGACACTTGATCTTGTAGAGTCTATTTGTCGCAAGGATTATACGGTCGCGGATGAAATGATCCAAAAAGCACTTCTGCACTATACGAGTCTGCCTTTGGAACAGCGAATCTCACTTCACCGAAAAGAGATTAATAAAATCAAGGCGCAACTACGCCGCGAACAAAACATTTGGTTGTCATGATTTCAAAAACCTAAAAACGGCATCACGATCATCTGGATGTTCAAGGATGTGCGTAATTTCAGGGGACGACCCACGTGTCTCGCGAATAATATTGAAATGATAGAGGACCATTTCAATGTCATAGGTTTTTCGGAATCGGTATTCGAGATACCGGTTCCACATGTTCCATTCTATTTTCTCCATTCATAGTATGTCGATTGAAATTTTTAAGAGACATATCAGAAATCTCGATCCGGCACTCAAAGTCCGGAATATTGAAAAAGGTAAGATAAAGGTCTATGTCGGAACCAATAATAATGAAGCTTCTTATATAAATGTTAGTCCGCATAAAAATCACTTAGGTCATATGTATATCAATCTCGCGACGACAAATAACGCTTGGCAAAAAAAAGGTTTGTCGAAATATCTTACGGCAGCTATTATACATGCGGCGAAGAGGGCCGGGTTTACTAATGCCAGTGCATTGTCAACTCATATGACATTTTCTCGTGAGAATGAGGCACGGGCGAGAACTGCAAGGTGGCCGACATCTTCCTATACATTCAGTCGTTTAGGGTTTAGAAGAGTTCGAAACCTTGGTGTTCCTGGACGTTATTTACCATTGAACAATCAACGTCACAGAATAGAATGGAACATCAATCTCACAGGGTCTATTCCCAATGTAAACACTGCTGTGAATGCGAAACCCGTCGTACTAGGACAGTTTCGTCCGTAGATTTTGATCTGGGTCGGGCCGTGTTGCATACCATGCTTTGGGTGCCTTGTGCTTCGAGACGAGCACAAACTTGTAGACGCGTGCGATGGCCCATTGATGCGCCGACGCACCGACACGGCTGCCGCTCGTCTTCCAGGCTTTGAGTCCTCGGTCGTACACAGTATTCAGTGTCGAACGACTGATTCCGGTCCGGCGAGCAATCGCATTCTTGTTAAACTTGAGTTCCGGATACGTCCTATGGAACAACATAGTCCACCGGGACCGTCGTCGAGTGCCCCCGGCGTCCGTCGCACCCATACGTAATTTACTGTACGGGGTGACACGTCTCTTCAGAAGCTCCTTTTGGCGTCGAACTTTCATTACAGGACTGAGCCCGCTAAAATATCTAGCGGGCAAGTGCATTTATCTTTATCCGATACTTTCCACCGAGGACGCGCTCCGTCTGGCGCGCCGCACCGTTCAGCGACGGCTTCGACCACAACAGCCACCTGGACCAAAAACCCGCCTTGTAGCGCCCTGAAGGGCTCCAGTTTTCACGCTTGACGTGACGTGTCAGGTAACGCAACATGCGACTGTGATCTTTGTGAATAGTGTAGTCCGAGTATCCACGAAGACCAAAGTTGACCGATTTTCCGTCCGGAAAAGTCGCACGCCATTTGTGCGGCGGCGCGGCACGTCTGACGTGTATGACCTCTTTCGTCATACTCACAGTCAAGAATCTTTTATTATCATATAACATGGTTCCTTGGGCAACCAACTTGAACGCCCATATTAGAAACCTGAAGAGCGCACAAAATCGATACACAAATGCCAATAAAAACTTTCAGACCGCTCTGCGGAAATATCAAAACGCGCCAGCAGGGAACAACGCCAATTTGGAATCTCATGTTATACGAACAAGAAATGCGAGAGAACGCATCGAAGGTGAAGTGAATGCCATACTTCGTATAATTGATACTCGTATCAGAACCATGACACCTGTGTGGTTACGGCCACATCTTTCACGCGTCGAACATGCAACAAATACTCCTGTAATGAGGTTGGTAGGTACTCTCTACGCCAAGATGTTGCACGACATGCGCGTGGCTATTCTGATGGCATTTCGAAGACATGGCGTGAGTCCAGTAATTTTCGAAAAATATATGCGAAATCTGTTACCGAATAAACGTATAACAAACAGAAGTGCACTACGCTAACTAAATTGTTGACACCGTATAATGAACAACGCAGGTTGTGGATACACAGGCGCCCTCCAGACTAGGGGTACGTGTTGGTTCTACTCGGTCATCAACGGGTTCATGTTGTCCGAGAATGGTGTGAAGATTCTGTATGCCAAACTGAAAGAGTACTATGATTCACTGAATCAAACCGGCAAGAATTATTTCAACCAGAACATCAATGCTCCGTGTCCCGCGAACATTGCACGGACAAACCCACTCCATTTTTGGAAGTTTATTGACCAATTTTTGTGCTTTCGGAGTGGACCACGGAGCATCGTGCTTCGGTCTCAAAAGTCGGGCCAACTTTTGAGCGGCGTCAACTTGGCGAATCGCAAGGCGATCAACGCCAACGGTGCATTTCCTCAAGAACAAATTGACAAGATTCTGAACCACCTCGGGTTCCGAGACGAGTACGAACACGTGAGTCGTTCAACCCAGCGGTTCAACGCGCCAAGAAATGTCAAGTTTATCATCGTCTCCAAAAAAACACGGAGTGCGTCCGACATGTCCCAAATTCCTCCGTCACTTTTGGCCGATCCAAACTATTCGCTCATGTATGCAGTCATATCAATCGCGGATGAATCGAAAAACTACAACAATCCGCCCGGTCACGTCATCACAGGATTCATATGCAATAAAACTCAATATTTGTTCGATTCAAACAATGACAAAATTATGAAGTGCAACTGGCTCGATCCGACCACTCTATGGTATTTTGTCCATAAAAACATCGCACCCACTTACAAAAACTTAAAGAATGCACAGATTCTGGTTGTCAAATATGCCCTGGCGGTCTTCGCCCGTAAGGACTATGTAAAGAACATAAGTCCGTCATGTCGCCTGCGGGTCAACCGTAACGCCATCCCGTTGAGATGGCAGTTCAACCTGTCGAACCGAACGCTGGGTCCACGACTCAACGCCGGAGAGTTTATGACTATACCGCCCAAATGGCGCATGGCGCTCAAAAAGGCATGGCTCGAATCAAACTATCGAAAGAATGTCTACGTAAACAAACCAATATATGACAGCGTACTTCGTAACGCCACATCAAAAATCAACGCGCACATGAGACTCAGTGCGTTGAAACGTAAACACAATTACAAGGAAAATCTTACAAGTCAAGAATATCAGAATTACAAAGCGGCACTGAACAAGAAGTTTCCGTAGACTTTTCAAAAAGACGACCGTCGTCGCCACACAACGTACGGTCCATACGGGCAACAAACGCAAACTCGTACGGAGGCGTCTTTTGGTCAGGTCGCATAGCCATGAAACGAGTGCAGTATCCAGACAACTTGGGGTTTACACTCGGTACATAGAATTTACATTGATTACACGGAGGGCTGAGCATATTATACTGTCATGTCTGTTGTAACTTTTATACCACTTACTTCTTCTTCACTGGTGGCTTCTTGCTCGGACCGGCAGCGTCGGTCGCCGGCTTGGGCTCGGCGGCCGGCTTGGGCTCAGCCACCGGCTTGATGTAATGGTGGTTAATGTACTTCTGGATGTTCAGGAAGGTGACATTGGTGCCCTCTGGGGGGTTCAGGAGGTCCTTCAGGGTCGCGTCCAGGGTAATCACCTGGCCAGCCTTCAGGTTCTTGGCCGTCACATACTCGTTGATGCGCTTGGTCACCTGGGAGCGAGAAATCTTCTCGTCCGCCGCCAGACTCAGAAAGGCCCGCAGCTTCTCAGAAACCTCCAAAGGCTTGTTGAAACCATTGTTCGAAGCCCGTGCCTTTGACTTCTCCCCCGACGGGTCCTCCAGCAGGGACTTCACCTTGCGCAGGTCCTTGCGCAGAGCCTTGATTTCCGCCTGCAGCTCCAGAAACAGTTCCTTGGTTGCCTCCATTGATACCAAACATACTACGAATGTCTTTAACTATATTTTGGTTGTAAAACAGAACGACCATCAAAATGACGAGCATCGGCCACGTCAATACCGGTCCGAGCGTCATGAAGAGCACGACGTGCCATAGTTTGATATCACCGTACACTGATGTGTCCGTGAGATACGTCCCCATCTTGGAGACGTCCATTACTTGTGACATCTATTTTTTACGTGTCGATCTGTATACAAACGCTCCAATAATACCGAGACCAAACAAAATTCCAAGCAAAATGATCCACCAGTACCAATAGTTTGTAGTAGGCTTTGTTTCTTCTTCAGCAGCTTTTGAACAATCAGTCGGGCAACATCCAGGGTCGCACGGATACTGCACACCGTATTCGACGAACGAACAAATGCGGGCCGGGTTTGACGCCTCGCCTGTGGCTGGAGTCTTCCCGGGCGTCACCTGCAGTCGACACTCACAGCCTTTCCCGGTGTACTGTGAACCACATATGGTCCCTGCCATTACTTAGAGGTTTGAAATGTTTTCAGGACAGAAATGCAGTACGCTCAGCCAGCCAAGCTTGCAGACGGTCGGTACTTCCTGAAGGTGACCACTGAGGATGGTGGTCGTGTGATGCACCAGGTGAACGGCCTCAAGCTGACCATCGGGGATGGCGGCGAGGTGAACCTGGTTGTCCCAGGCGACATGACTCTTTTCTCGGAGATTGATGAGCACATCCTGACTCAGGCGAAAGAGTCCAAGGTGAACTGGTTTGGCAAGGAAATTTCGGATGACACTGTGGTGGCCGCCTACCAGAAGAGCGTCAACCCCGAGAATGAGCTGTCGGCGTCGCTTGCGACAATCAAGGGTCAGGTGGTCACGACCGTCTACGACACTCAGAAGAACCAGGTGGAGATTGGTTCACTGTCCGGTACCGTGACGGTTGATACCTGGCTTGAGCTGACCGGTCTGGTGTTTACCAAGCGGGCGTTCGAGCCAGTATGGAAGGTGATCCAGGTCCGAGTCAAGGGCACCCCCAAGGCCCGGTTTCCCCGGGAATATCTTTTCAAGGATGACCCAGCGGACGAGGATGAGGACGACGTCGACCTGTAAAAAAAGTCGCAGTCCATTATAAATATGGACGGTAAAGGTCTCGCAATTTTGATTCTGCTGGCTCTGATTGCGTTCATGTTGTTGATGCCCCAGCGTAGCGGTTTCGAGGCTGTCGCCCCGGCTTCTCAGGCCCTGGCCCCAACCAGCGGTCCCATGATTGCTCAGGGTGGTTCTCTGAATGACGGTCCGTCCGGTCTGATGCCAGGCAGCGCAGTGTCTGACGGTCTGTTTGCGTCGTTCACCGGCGGCGACGGCGGCTCCTTTAAGATTGGTCAGACGCCGACCGACCCCAACGTGGGCCTGATCCCCAAGGAGGTGGTGACGACCGAGGACTTTGGTCAGTTCAGCCCGGATGCCATTCTGGCCGGCCAGAGCTTCCTGGACCCCCGTGCCCAGATTGGTTTCCCCGAGACGCTGGGTGGCAACCTGCGCAACGCCAACCGTGACGTTCGCTCCGAGCCCATCAACCCCCGTGACCCAGTGAGCATCTTCAACCTGTCGACCATCCCCCCTGATACCATGCGTCCCAAGTTTGAGATCCAGAACGAGTACAAGTAAGCGCCTAAAGAAAACATCTATATAAAAAGTAATCATGTCCTCCGAAATTAAAGAGGTTATGACGGAATGGCTCCAGCTCAAGGCTCAGCTCAAGGCGGCTCGAGCTGATATTAGCGTTCTGAACAAACGCGAGAAGGAACTCAAGGTGTTTGTTCAGACCTTTATGAAAAACCAGTCGACCGAGGGCGAGAAGGTTGAGGTGAAGATCCAGGACAAGAAGGTTTCACTTTCATCTAAAAGCAGCCGTGGTAGTATAACCAGACAAGTAATCATCGAAGGACTTCGGTCGTTCTTTGGTGGCAACGAAACACAAGTCGAAGGCGCCTTCCAGGCGATCCTCGACGCTGCACCCCTAAAGGAAACAGACACTCTTTCAGTAAGAAAATGGGCCTGAACAATGAGTACCGCGACGATGTCCTGTACGCCGAGGATGCGTTCGAGCCTCAGGATGTTGACGAGCCGGAGGACCAGGAGCTGATTCTGGAACCCCAGTCGTGGGAGGATTGGCACAGTGAGGATCTTCTGAACATGTGGATGAGCCTCCGGACCTACCTCCAGGACAGGGGCATGAGCAACACCCTGCTCACGACCGCCAGCTTCAACAACTTTTGCGAGTTTGTCCGTTTTTTCTCTGTGTAGATACTAAATGCCGATTGACATCACTGGTCCCAAGGTTCTTACGCCCGCAGTTCTGTTTGCCCTGCTGACTCCCGGTCTGCTGCTGGCCCTGCCTTCCCTGCGTCTGCTGCCAGGCACTGGCTACTACGGCATCCAGACTGTGGTGGTGCACGCCCTGGTGCTGGCCCTGGTGTACTACCTGCTGGCTCGCTTCGTGCTCCAGGTGTCCCTGAAGCCGGCTGATTTGATTGTGCCGGCTGTGCTGTTTGTGCTGCTGACCCCAGGTGTGCTGCTGACTCTGCCCCCCGGCTCCGCAGGTGTGTTCCGCTCGGCCCAGAGCTCTCTGCCGGCGGTTGGCGTCCACGCGCTGGTGTTTGCCATTGTGTTTGCGACCCTGCGTGGCACTTTCCCCCAGGCGTACTAGGTGCGTACGACACGTCCCCTTATTTTTACCATAAAACATAGATGAAGCACCTGGTCATTGGGCCAGGTGCGATGGCCTACTTTGCTTTTGCGGGTGCGCTCAGTGCATTGAAAGATCTCGGTGCACTCAACGACCTCGAAGACATTTCCGGTTCTTCGGCCGGTTCCATTTTGGCTTTATTGTACATTCTGGCGAAAGGTGACATGCTACGGGTCATGAAAACCACACTCGATGTGCCGATAGGGGACATTATAAAGCCTGTTATCAAAACGCTCATCAAGTCGTTTGGGCTCGTCGGAACCACCAAGATTCGAAAGATTTTCAAAAATATCGTCAATGAATTCTTGGGCAAAGACGACGTGACGTTTGCAGAACTGTACGCCTACTGGCCGGTCAGGCTACACGTCGCAGCCTGTTGCATCGAACTGTCGACGACGCACTACTTTTCGGTTGACACGGCGCCGAACATGTCTGTGCTCGACGCCGTGACCATGTCAATCTCGGTCCCGATTTTGTTTGCGTCGTTCAATTATGGACCGTGGCACTACATCGACGGCGGAACGCTCGAGGAGAGTCCGTGCGGGCCCTTTATCGGGCGAGATTCGGTATGCGTCATTCGTATGAACAAATGGGGCATCGAAACAAATTTAAAAGATTTGAAAACGTACGCGATCCAAATTATCAATTCGGCCATGTACCTTCGGCACAAGTATCCATACTTTCCTACTGTGCTCGTCGAGGCGGACAATATTTTCGATTTCAAAGTGTCGTCTGATGTGAAGATTCGTATGTTCGTACAGGCTTACATATCATGTAAGAACAACCCTCCTCGGTTTGAAACGTGTCGTACTCGTACGCCCGAGCCAGAACCGTGTACAGATCCATCACATCCCTGGCTGGCGTGTGACGCTGCTCCGGACAGCCTACAAACTCCGCCAGATGACACAGACGAGACGACGAGTTTCCTGCGGCCGTGTACGCCTCCCAAAACCGAGGACAACGACACGTCAGAATTCGCTGCGTGCACACACGAGACACCCGGGACCAGTTTGCCAGACGACAACACGTGTTCGGATAAGCCAACGGGTCCTTTGGAAATATTCCAGTCTTGAGACGCTGGTCCGTCTTGCTCAGAAACTCGACATCACGGTCGATTGCATGGCCGAGCCACGTTCCGTCGTCGGCCATCACGTCGCCGAGAAACTTTTCGAGCGCATCCTTGAAGTCCATGATGAGCACTTCCGACTGTCCGAGTTCGGCCGCATCCAGATACGTCTTGGCCAGTTTCTTTTGGACGTCATCCATCTCGCGCACGGATGCGTCCAAAATGATATCCCGGATAATAATAGTCGTCAGCGGACCGTGTGTCACACGTGCCGCCCGAGAATACACGGGCGTCGAACCCCGGCCGCGACTCTTCCAACCTTTTTCGACCGTAAAAGTCACTGGCATGTAGCTCATCGAGTGGACAAAGCCCTGGTATGTCGACTCAAAGTCGGCGATAATCATCTTTGGTGTTCAGACGTCTCACTTTTTTATAAACATACAGTACGAATGCCTACCATTCTTCGTTCGGGCTACACGGCCCATCGTCGTGCCATGACGATTCGCGTCCCGGCCAGCCCGAGTCACAAGGCGTACACGCGGTACCAACGCGCTCAATCGGTCCGCGTCGGCTCGACCCGCGTCCGCAACACCGGTTTGCCAGGCAAGGGCCCCAAGACCCTGCCGGCCATGCGTGCCGGTGCGCTGTCCGTCTACGGTTATTCGACCAGTGCGCCCAACACGGTTCGTCACCAGGCGCTGACTCGCGCCGCCCGTGCAAACTCGGCACTGTCCGTGATGCGTCGGCTGGGTCTCGTCGCAACCTATACTCGCCGGACCATTCCGCGTGCGTCCCGCATGTACCTCGCGAACCGCAACTGGGTCAGAAAAAGTCTGATGTAAAGGTAAACATGAAGCAGCGTGATATGCTCCTGTACCTCCTGGTGGCGATTGTCGCATACATGATGTTCTTCCGTCAGGTTTCGTGGATCAAGGTTCCGAGTCCGTCGGACAAGCCCCGGGACCCCCCGCCATTCATGATGGGCAAGTAATTTTGTAACCTTACATTAAATGAAGACGATTCGTGTATTTTTGTTGACTCTGCTTGCCCTTCTGATTCTGTACATGTTCTGGACCATGGCTCGGCCGCCGGTTCGCGCCCAGGCTGATGTTGACCAGAAGACGGTCAAGGGGTTTGCGGTCTCGTCTACTGACGTTTTCGCATGAGTATCAGCATGAGTCCCAAAACAAGCGCAGCGATTGCGCCCATAAATATTTTGGTCCGTTCGGTGTCCGCGACAGGCGCCGGCAGACTTTCAGGTCGTTCAGGTACAATCGGCACGTTCACCGTGTGTACCCGCAACGTAAACGAGTTGGTCTCGAGTCCGTTGAACACGAGCGGAACGCCGCTCCGGTCGAGCCACCGAACCGTCAGGCGCTCGAGTGAATCGAGCCGCGACGGAAACTCGATCGACATAGTATAGTCCGTAAACTCTTTGAATGATTTGATGCTTCCGCTCGGCACATCCAGTGGGATGATCGCAAAGGACGTCGCGGCCGTGTTACTAAGCGTCGTCCGAACGTTGCTCGACGATACAAGACGTCGAGCGTCGAGCGTCGTCGGCGTTCGAAACTCGGCAATGTCGAGCCATATGTGTTCGTTGAGATTCAGATCCACGACGACAGCCGATTTCACGTAGTTTGCGGCTGTGCCGTACGTTGTATGGTTTGCATAGACTGGGTTTGAAGCTATCGTCGATGATGTGGTTGCCACACCGGCCGGAAGTCCCAAAATAGTTGCAATCTCTTCGGTCCGAGGCAAGACACTCGTCAGTGACCCGTAGAATATGAACCGTCCTTCGGCCGACAGGTAGTCCATCTTGGCGGTCGCGGCAGCCACCTGAAGCGACGAGTTGAACGCGGACACGAGTGAACATGTGGAATAAAACCCTGGATTGAGTGACACGTTTGATGTGCCGTTGATTGCAATGACGTTCGAGCCGTTCGTCAAGTTGTACAATGTGTTTGGAACGACGGCCGACACGAGGTCAACTTTTGTGACGTTTCGAATTGGATTGGTCAGGTGGAGCGTGAACACATTTCCGGCCGGATAAAGCGTTACGTCGCGCTGGGTCGAATCTGCATAGACGAGAAACGTCATCCTAATGTACGTCTGTATAAAAATCAGTGATGTCCCAACGTGGATCGAAGATCATTCATGACGTTTACAACATTTGGAAACGTAACAAACCCATCAATGTCACCATCCCGGATCATATTATAATATTTAACATCAATAGGTACCGTTACAGCACGAAGAAACTTTTCAATTTTTGAACTTTGAGAACTCTTTACAATATATGCATGGGACCCTGTAAACTTGCGATCGTACTCGACGCCATGGACGAGATTTGTCATCTTCAAGCCTTTGTAATCGTTCTGATGAATTCCTATAAACAACACATCAAAGTCCGGAAACTCTTCAATTATTGATTCAATTTTAGTGTGAAGATTGGGTGGGATTGCAAAATCATCCTCGAATATTACTGCGTAATCACACCGTTCGTATTTCAATCTAGAAATAATTCGTTGGTGACTTTTATAACATCCGAGTTCATTTTTATTATAAATAAACTGACTTGAAGATACAACTTTACTAAACTCGTTATCTGATATTGATGCACCGGTGGTTGCATCAAATTCGATGATGGCACGACCAAGATTTTTTCTCATATTTTTAATGTTCATGTGACGTTCTTTGTTTCCTTTGAGATGAATTACGTAATATTTGATTTGTTCTTTTTTTGGAACAAATACGATGGCGATGATGATGGCGATGGCTAGTAAAAGCAAAAGCCATCGCATTCTGGTATATGTTTGATAAAAAATTACGCGCTTGTACGTGTATGACTCGAGCACTCATCGGTACGTACGCTCGGCGAATTTGGGAAGACCTCGGTCCCGGTTTTTCGGAGCGCGTCTACCATAATGCCATGGAGGTGTGTCTTCGTAGGGGTTTTCTGGCGTATGAAACCGAGCGGGTCATCCCGATTACGTTCGAGGGTCACACGCTTGGAAATATGAGAGCGGATCTTATTGTCGATCAACGTTTGATTGTCGAACTCAAATCTGTCCGGGCCATCAAGGATGAGCACCGAGTCCAAACTCGACTGTACCTCAAGTTGCTCGGACTCAGTGATGCGCTCCTCGTCAACTTTCCGACAGCCCCTGCATCCGAGCCTGAAATCGAACACGTTTCATACACTATTTGAAGTTGCAATAAATTCCCACTTGAGTTCATTGCATATGAGTTTCCAAATTTGGTCCTGGCGGTACAGTTTGTCTTTGGACTTGAGCAACGGAAAACATGGCAAGTATTCATCTTCGCCGAGGAGTTCACAAAACTTGTAGAGGACAAAACTGTACGACAAGAAATTCTTTCGATCCTCGGGACAATGCTTTTCGAATGGTTTTTGAATTTGGCCAAACATGAGCCGAAGACGATCCTCGAGCGGTTGAGGCATGGTCGGCGGCTTGACGCCATTGAGAATGGTGGTAATGTACGGTGCATGTTCGTAGTACTTGTTGAGACCCAGTTTTTTTAAAAGTTCTCGAACTTTTAAATGCGTGATTTCTGTGGTTCGATTTATTTTTTGTTTTTTAAATTCTAACCTTAACTGTTGAATGACGTCATCAGGTACACTGGTTGACTCTTTGGCTTGGAATTGGGCGACCCATTCATTGAAATGATTTTCGCGCTTGTACGAATAGACGACATTTCTGTCCATCTCTTGTTCGTCTTTAAAGCCACGTTCTTCACAGAGGACATATTCGACCATCCCACAGTTTGTACAGACATTGTCACTCGTCGACGCTTCGACTGTACGGTTAAACCATGTGCCACACCCGGGACATGGTGTCTGGTGACACGGTCCGAGATTCTTTTCGAACGATACCGCCTCTTGTTCAATGTCACGCATGTACGACTCGTAAATGTCCTTCCGGGCAACTCCACCGGGTCGGTCGGTCGTATATTCTCTAATGTACGGGATGCACGTCGCAAGATATTCACCCACGTCACCACCCGATTTTTCTAAATTTTTAATTTTTTCATAGAGTCGACGTTCCATTCTCATTCAAGTGTTATTTTCTTTAGACGTCAACCTTTGGTGCCAAGAAAAATTGGATATCTCCGAGATTTGCAATCGAATACCGAAACACAATCGGCATCTCCGAATTTTCCGAATCCTGGAGAATCTGGACGCTCGCGCATAGGTTGGTCGCCTTGGTGAACATGTTAATGTACTTGAGCGAAAATACATTTCCGATACGGACAGACACGTCACCCGAGTTGCACTCCATGATGGTCGTCTGGTCTGCGAAATCCCCCTGGCAGCTCAGCTCGAGGGTATTTCCGTCACGGAAAATTGACATGTTCGAGGACAGATTGGCCATGTCGCGCGTGATGCGTTGAAAGTCGACCGATGGTACGGTCGTCACGAGGTTCATCTGAATCTCGGGCACTTCGAGAATATCCTCATTAATCTCCATCAGTTTCAGTTTGAACGACGTCTTGGAGTGCTTCACCGTGTTTTCGATATCAATCTCGAGAACGTCTCGATCATGAATTCGGAGCGTCAGACTATCGTTCGACGTGACCGACTTGAGAAGCTTGTACGTGTTGGCCATGTTGAGTCCGGCGATGATTTCACTCGGACAGTCGTACTCTTCAAAATTGTCAGCCGGCATCGACATGTGAATCAGTGTCACGCGTGCGGTATCGAGCGTCAAAATCTTGATACCGGTCGGTTCGAAATAAACATTCACATCGTTGATAATGTCCTTCAGGACCTCGAAGATTGTCTTCAGTGCGCTCGCCTGAATCGTTCGTAGGTACATAGAAGACCCACGGTTGGTTTTTTTATTTACATATAGTATCAAAATGCCCCAGCAGTCGAAGAACCAAAAACTCGCCACCAAAGCAGTGAATGCTGTATATAAATCAGGACAGTTCAACACGGTGGCCCACACACCAGCAGTAATTAATACCGCGTTGGGTTTGGCACAACAAGCTCATGTCAAATCAAAGCGTCCAGGCAATGGCCCGACCAAAAACCAGGTGATGAACGCGGTTGTTCATCATCCGCTCGGTCAAAGCCTTGCGTGGGTTTATACTCACCCGCGTTCGAAATAATTCCGTGCATACCAAGCATTCACGCCGGTCACTTCGCAGAGGAGGTGAAACACCGCCCCGCTCACAAACACGGCCGGGACCGGCGCCATGTACCGGCTCACGCCCATAAAGACGAGCACGAGCAGCGCACCGACAATAAGAGCCTCGAGGGCCAAGAGAGCCAAGGATTTCATATTTAAAAGGGTACCAGATTTTTGTACAAAGTATGATGAAGCACATAACATGTGATTCATCATACTCTCCCAGTAGGTTTCGAACCTACGACATTCAGATAGCGAAGCGGCGAATGATTTCGCCTTAACAGTCTGACGCTCTACCAACTGAGCTATAGGAGAACTCTCATCTAAGTGATTCGAACACTTGACCTATGGAGCTACAATCCACTGCGCTACCACTGCGCCAAGATGAGGGCCGTGGGGAACCTTCTTCCCCACTCTCTATATGACTCGTTTCTTTATCTACATCGTCTTCTCGATGCGCGAGTAGCTCGCACGGCGCACCAGCATCCACAACAAGTTCAGGACCAGCAGGAACACGATGGCGTGCAGGAACAGGCCACCGGTCTTTGGCAGGCCCTCCTGGGTCGCGACCCAGGAGCCGAGCAGGCTACGGGTCGTGCGGTAGGTGGCCGGGTGAGAGACGGCAATGAACGCGAGGGCTTTCAGCAGCATCATTTTTAGTATATGTCAATAAAATAATATGAATGGCCCATTGAAGCTCGGTTTGTTTCTTCTTTTCTTCACCTGGTATTCGTACGCCCTGCGTTGGCTCCTGGACATGAAGAAGTGCGAGTGTGCCCGGGACGACTGGCGCCGCCAGTACCTGACGTACTTTTTTGTCGCCATGATGTCTTTGATGTTCTTGACCCTCCTGAACATTACGCCCTCGATGAAACTTGTGACGGCCGTGTCGGTCCTGACGCCTTTTATTGTCGTGACATACACGGGTCAACTGCGCTCTTCTGTATGTGAATGCTCGGCGGCGCGTCAGCGTGATATTATGTATTGGGTTTCTATAGCACAGATTATGGGAATTATTTTGTGGGTCCTTGTTAAAAAATGAACCCGGTTGTGCCTGCCGTAGTAGGTCTTGCGCTCCAGAGCATCGTCCTGTCTTGGATTTTCAAGCTCGAGCGCCAGTGCAACTGCTCCAAGGATTGGCGTCGCGATTTCATCAAGTATTATTCGTTCACCGGCGTGGCTGTCCTTCTCGCGACGCTCGCCAAGTTCCGTCTGCCACCGGTTGTGTTGATGACGATCGGCCTGGCCGCTCTGGTCAACCTGTATTCCGTGCTGTCTTATATACCCATGCTGAACCGTAACGCGTGCACGTGCGCCACAGAGGATGACTGGCGCGACAATTTCATCTACTGGTACATGATTCTGTCGGTCGTCGTGGTGGTGCTTGTGTCGGGCGCCGCCGGTTTCATTGCCATCCGGAAATAAATTATTCTTCTAAAGTATCATGACCCCACCGCACACGCTCATGGTCCGGGCCATGAGCCCCAAAACACTCTTGCGGTACGCCGCAAGCAGTAAAAGTGCATGGAATGCGACAAATGTCGAGCGCCGACGAATTGACGCGCTCAAAAGAGTCGTGCGTCGGCGCGTCGCCCGTAAGAGACATTTTGATGCGTTCGGACCGATGCGCCGGCTCAAACTTCCGTTGTTTGAAAACAAGGCCACGGCCATACGACGGTTGTCAATGTCGCCCGGGACTATACGGGATGTGAAAAGAAGACGGGCCATACGTGAGGCCCGTCGTGCATATGGAACATATCTACAGAACGGCAACTGGAACCATTTTGTGCGCGTCCATATTAAATCGGGCGGAAAACCAAACATCAGCCGGAAAGAAGCATTTCGTATGTACAACTAGTTTACTTCTTCTGGTATTCGGACATTGCATCCTGCACCTTGCGTGAAATACGCGCCTCGAGTTCGGGCGTCATCGGTGGCGCCAGGGACGCCCCGTAATTATCCAATCCGAACATATCACCGGTGGCACTGTCCGTGCCATCGAGCATGGTGGTTGCCGGGCCACCAGACCCGACCGGATCAACCTCCTGGACTGGAATCATGGATTGCATCCATGCCCGAACCTCCTGACCGACAAGAATCTTTCCGTCGTTGGTCACGAGTGTCGGCACACGAGTAATCTGGCGTGACGGCACGCCGTGCGTCGTCACGTTGTGGAACCGGACGATGTGCAAAAGCGCCGGGTTCTCCTGAATCTCTTTGATGACCTGGGCAGAGTACTGACACTTGTCACTGTAGACCAGCGTGGCCATATTACATGATACAAAGGGAATCCGTGAATTTTTTTGACGCACCTAAGTAATGAAGAACCAGGACTTTTTGTTGTTCCTGTTGCTGGCCATATTTGGATTTTTGATATGGAACCGGACCTACGGTGAAACCTTCGTTGACGTGTCGGCTGACAAACCAGTCGAGCCCGCCACGATCCAGACCATCATCAACGCTATCCAGGCCAAGGTTCCGGACCTCTACCCAATTCAGACTGTGTACATCAACCCGTTCGAGGGCGACCAGGGCTCCATGATCTACAATGCCCGTATCATGTTCCTGAACACTCGCGGGTACTTCGGGGTCCAGTATGACGTCAAGGCGGACTCTCGCGGAAACGTACTGGAAATGACCGAGCAGCCCTCACCGGCCATGACCGGGCCGTTCATGGCATACGCAGGCGACGGCTATGAAAAGTTTGAAGACATCCAGACGGTTTTGGACCAGCAGTTTGCTGAACTGAAGACTCAGGTCCCAGGCTACGAGACGAAACTGGATACGTTTTTGGAAACCCAGTCGGCACACAACCGGGCGCGCGCCACCCAAGCCGCCCGTGCCCCGTACGAAAAAATAGCCGCGACGACCGGCGGTTCAGGCTACCTGGGCTCGGGTGCGCTGGCCTATTCTGAATAGAAAAGCCCGGGAATACTAGGTATGTCAGAACTTGTATCGGCACGGGAACTTGCCGAGCGTGAACGGAAACGTCTCGATGTAAAAAAATCCACGTATCGCGCCATTCTTGAACAATTTTCGAGAAAAATCTCGAATGGCGCCGTACTCGGAAACCACGAAGTCATATTGACAACGCCGCGTTTTATGATTGGATTTCCAGCCTACGATGTCATTCGGGCGACAGCCTACCTCCAGCGCCAACTGGACAAACTCGGGTATTCCACCAGGCGCGTCATGCCCCATGTCATCCATGTATCGTGGAAACGACCGCAGTCAACCGGTCCGGTCATCATCGACCACTCGCACGAGGAACAGCAGCAGCTCCCAACCCTGGCCAACTTGGCCAAGACGGCACAAAAAATTCGTAGTAAACATAAATGAAAAATTCGCTCAAAAACCTGAGCAATGCAGTGATGAAGGAAATGAAGACCAACAAGTTGCGGGCCGCGGCGAAAAAGGCTTCGAACGCACGTGTCGCCGCGGCGACCAAGGCGGTCCAGAATTTCAAGGCGATTGTGGGTCGGTATATCAAAAACAACGCGTCTGTGACGAACGCAGCAGTGAATGCAGCCCGGAAGAAGGCCCAAGCCGCGGTGAATGCGGTATGAAAATAAACGCACCCAACAGTACATGGACGTTCTGGTCGAAGCCGAACGCAAGTACATGACCAAATTGACGAGCGTCATGGCCCCCGTCATGATCGACGCCTTTTATGACCTCTTCCAGGAGGCAAAAAAGACGTCCCAAGGCCGCAAAGTGCTTCTTCAGTATCAGGCACTTTTGAAAGAAGTGAAAAATTGGAACAACACCATCGTGAAGCAGCACACGGATACGATTATCAAGTCGTGTTCGATGTTTCCGAACCTGCTCGCGGCCGTCTTTGTGATTCTCGTGAAGATCATGTCGGCCGTGCGCATCAGCAGTGATTCCAAAAAATTAAACATCAAGCTGCCGACGAACGACGTGTTTGTCCATTCGTGCTACATGGCCACGGCGGCCAGTCTGTATGAGGATCCGTACGTTATGGTCGACGACATTACGGACATTGCCCGGCGTGCAAACCTTCACGCCCGGATCACCAAGGCGGTCCGTGAGGTTGTCGAGGATTTCGTGCCCATCCAACAGATTTTGGACACGTACATTCCTTCGTTTACCGGTGGCGAACTCGACATGAACGGACCTTCAGAAGCCGAGACACCAGCTATCGACCCAGAGCCAGAACCGGAACCGATGCCGGTCGCAACTCCCGAGACGCAGCCGGCCGGTGAGGAGGAGCCTTCGGCGCTCGAGGAGGCGGTCGAAAACGCAACCTCTCCAGGTGAGACGCCGATGACCGAAGAAGTCAAGTCGGTTCCGGTGTCTACACCAGCCACTCCAGCAACAGCCCCAGTCCACCAAGAAACATTGTTCGACGATGCGCCGGAGAAAAAGTAATAGTAAAAGTAAATGGATCATTACTTTCGTGAACCGTCCAGTGCAGCGCTCATCGCTGCAGCAGCGACTCTGGCGTACATCCATGTCCGAGCAACAATGAATAAAGAAAAACTTCCAAACTCGGCGTACTTCAAACCGGCATTCCTGGTCGCCGTACTTGTGTACATTATCGTATCGCGCGGCGGTGCGTCAAAGGAGACCATCTCGACCGAGCCATACTAAAATGTCGAACAGTAATAAAATGCCCAGACCCAACCGTGGAAACTACCCGAATAACAATGCTTACCGGAGAGCCCTTGCAAACTATAACCGCAAGGGAAAGGCGCCGGCGTCAGCGTCTGCTTCGCCAAACCTCATGAATGTCTTGTACGAGACGGACGTACTTCACAAGATGAACATTCCGAATCTTGAAGCGCTCATGAAAGTGAGTCCCAAAATGCGTAACCTGGTTGGTCCAATTTTGAGAAATAAGATTCGGACGGCCAAGACGCTCATGAGCGAGCGTGCGGCTACAACACGCGCACGGCGTGAGGCACTTGTCGCTCAGTTGAGACGCAACCCCAGAGCCCATGAAACATTTTCAAACAACAACAAGAAGTTTCTTTTGGCTACCAACTATGCGAGCATGAGACATAATGCGTACAACAAAGGACTTCAGCCCAAGCCACCCGTGATGGGTTTCGGTCTCGCTCCCGCGCCTACGACGGTTATCAGCCAGCACCCGTTTCGCGGGTATACTGGTCATATGAGACGTATACGCCCTCATGCTCTCGGATGGTTAAATGCGACGCATTACGCATCTCGTCGTAATAACAGATACCGGTCGACCGGTCGTCTTACGGCCGAGGCCAAAAGATATCGCCGTTCGAACACCAACATTGCGCGCGAATACGCGTCCCGGTGGTTGAAGAAGGTCCGGGCCCGGAAGAACAGTTAAAGTAAAAATGTGCACAAATAACAATGGCGACCACCATCACTGCGTTCAATGACATGATGCAACAGTTTCTCGATGAACTCGTACTGACATTCCCGGACACCAAGTCGTTCGGCAAGTTTCAGTCCCAGTTCAAGTTGCTTCGCAAGACGGCTCCGCGCTCACCAATGAACAACTTCATGGAGTCGATTACGCCGTATGCCAATAGCGTGATGCAGCGCGACGAAAAGTTTTTCCAGGAGCACGCGGAAACGATTCCGTTTCTGAAGAAGCTGGACATCAAGTCCATCTGGAATGACAATCTGTCCGATACGACCAAGGGTGCAATCTGGCAGTACCTGCAGACGCTGTATATCCTCGGCACGACCATTTCGGCCCTTCCGGCCGAGACGCTGTCCATGATTGAGTCGGTTGCCCAGAAGTGCGCGACCCAGATGACCGAGAATGGTTCAGGTCAGTTTGACGAGAAGCTGCTGATGGAGAATATGTCTGGCCTCATGTCTTCACTGATGGGTCAGGGTGACGGTCCTCTGTCGCTTGTGCCTCCGAAAAAGTTCTCTCACAAAGAGTAATGGAGGATGTGTTTCGTCGTGAAGCGTTGCTCGATTTTTGGCCCAGCTCGCGTCAGACGGCCAAGGAACGTGTCGAGGCGACGACTCGTTTCATCGTATACGCTACCGCGATTGTATTGTTGATTCGGCGGGATGGCCGGGTGCTCGCGCTCGGTGCTCTCGTGCTTGCAATTCTTTATGGACTCTACTACAACAACATGATTCCGGACGGCGCCCGGGCTGTGTTTGCGGCGCCGAACGTCGACGGTGTCACCATGCCGACTCTGAACAACCCCATGGCCAACATGCTCATCGGTGACGAGCCGACGAGACCAGGTGCCGCATGGTACCCTTCCGTCAAGACTGAGGTTGAGAACCAGTGGTCCCACATTCACCCGTTTGAACGTGTTCGGGACGCCGAGCGCAACTTTTACACGACAGCCAGCTCCGTGATTCCCAACGACCAGTCGATGTTTGCTCAGGCGGCCTACGGGCGGCCGTTCGAGCCCCAGTGTCGCGACACTCCGGGGGCGTGCGACCCAGAGGGCAATCCAAACGCGAGATTCCCAGAGCGTGTCCAGATGCGCGCCGGCAACGGTGGTGGGTATGGTGGCGGCCGGGGCGGCGGTGGCTATTAAAAAAAAGTCGTGTACAATTAAAGAATGCCTCGGCTTCAGACTGGTGAACTTGTACTTGAGGATGGTATTTGGGTCGGCCCCAAAAACACCAACTATGTCGATATGGTGATGGTCGACGACGCTCTGCGCTCCCAGACCACGACGCAGCACAACAAGTACACGGACATGAAGCCCTACGACTTTCCCAAGTTGTACAATGTCGAGAATGAAATTCGCGTCCAGCTGAACGATCCGGTCAGCACGTACGCCATGTACCAGACGGACTCTTTTGCTCAGCGCTACGGCAAGAAGTAGGCCTGAATTTTTATAAATGTAAAGTAATAGATATGGACTTGCTGTCCCTCGCTGCCGTTGTCGGTCTCGTTTTTGTCGGAAAACGAAACAGTGACGCCAAGGAGGTACCCCCCGAAATGGAAGCCGCGACGATGCCCCAACAGCCAATCACTTCATTGGAGACGGACCTGAGAGCGTTCCGTCGGTCCCAGGACCCAACGTACGACGAAACCATTATGACACCCGATATCGGTCGAGGCTTCGCAGGTGATTGGCGTCTACGTCCCAAGGAGATTACCGGAAATCTCGGTGACGCCTGGGCAAAGGACGGTCACCGTTTTCCATTCGGTCAGCCAGTGTACGATCTGACATCTCGTGAAACCACGTCGAACAAAATGAACAACCTGAACCCAGGTGAGAAGCTGAACGTCGGTCGTGGTCTCGGTCTCGACCCGAGTGTCCCTGCCGCTGGTGGGTTCCAGCAGTTCTTCCGCGTCATGCCGAACAACATGAACGAGGAGCGTCTGCACAACCTGCCGGGCAACTGGGGTGGTCCAGCAAATGCCGTCGTGAAGAACGGCGGAACCACCATGGGCGAGATTACCAAGCATGCCAAACCGACCAAGGCGTGGAACCGTCAGCCGGCCCAGAACCGCGGCCAGGGCCAGGGTGGTGCCCTCACGGCACCAGAGGGCCGCCCGGACTTTCAGAAGACGCGTCGGACCACGAACCGCCAGGAGACTGGTTACCGCGATGACACGCTCGGCAGCGGCGCGCCAGCCTACTTTGTGGGTCAGGCGTACGACAGCACGTTGCTGAACAACGGCATGACGCGCTGGTCAGAGAATCGCGTCAATCCTGACCGGGCCGCGAATGCCGGTCGTATGAACGTTCGTGCCGACCCAATCGGTCAGCTCGGCGCAAACACGACGACGCGTCTCGAGGCTGGTCCCTTGCCGATACGTCCGGCGGACGCCTCGAAGAACTATGTGTACATGCCACCCCAGTACGACAAACTGAATGTTTTCAAGGGGAACGAAATCAAGTCCGATTTGACCCTGGCCAAAACTATCCGGGCAAAGAATCCCTTGGCCCAGCCCGCTTTTGCAGACTATGCGTCGTAAAAAAAATACCAACCATGAATAAATGAGCGGTGGTATTGTACAGCTCGTCGCCATTGGTGCTCAGGACGCTTACCTGACCGGTAAGCCCGAAGTTTCGTTTTATCGTTCGTCGTACAAGCGCTACACGCACTTTGCCAACTCGGTCGAGCGTCAGCTCATCAGCGGCACCCCGTCTGCAGGTGGTATTTCGACCATTCGTTTCGAGAAGAAGGGCGACCTGCTTTCGTACGTCTACCTGACGGCCCGTGATGCATCTGGTGCCATGGTGCCCAACCTGAACTGGACGTCCAACATCATCGACAAGGTTGAGCTGCTGATCGGTGGTCAGGTGATTGACACTCAGGATAGCGAGTGGATGAACAACATCGAGCCGGTGGTCGGCTCTGTGAACACCAACCAGCGTCTGCTGAGCCCGTACGTGAACGGGAGCATCACGCCAGGCTCGAACGTGAACACGTTCCAGGCTCTCAAGTTCTTCTTCTGCAAGGATTGGCAGTCGGCCCTGCCTCTGGTGGCTCTCCAGTACCACGACATTGAGCTGCGGATCACCTGGTCGGCCAACCTGAACAACACTGCGACCAGCAGCTCGACCAACATCAGCCCGGCCGTGTCGTACGCCCAGCTGCAGTACGTGTTGTGGACCAACTTCATCTACCTGGACCAGTCCGAGCGCGACTACTTTGCCAAGCAGCCACAGGACATGCTCATCACCCAGGTGCAGCGCCAGGCGGTTCCGAACGCCTCGATGATGGAGTTGGCGTTCGCCCACCCCATCAAGTACCTGGCATTCTCGTCCAACAGCTACAACACGGTCTATGCGACCAGCGCGACGGCCGCCGCCGACCTGCAGTTCAAGACGCAGGTGAACGGCGTGGACATTGGCGAGTCCAAGGCTCTGCCTCACTGGGTCGATGTCGCCCAATACTACCACACGCCCAACGGCTACGCGCCGTACGGTGCCGTGGCCAACGTGGCGATTGTGCCGTTCTGCCTGGACACGTCCAAGCTGCAGCCGACCGGCACGCTCAACTTCTCTCGCATTGACACCTACCGCATCGTGACGCCCGCCACCGTGACCGTGAAGACTCTGACGCTCAACAGCCGGAACACGGCACCAGCCTACATCTACGCGGTCAACTACAACGTGCTCCGGATCCAGGGCGGTATGGGTGCTCTCTTGTACTCCAGTTAGACGCACAACAAAACAACAAAACAAAAAACAAAAAACAAAAACAACATATTTAGGGGGATTTTCGCTCGTCCTAAATATGTGGTTTTACATTAGGGAATGACGTCCGAAAACGTCCAGGCGGCCCAGTTGATTGCGGAGGGGCCACAGGATATATGGCTGACAGGTGACCCACAAGCGTCATTTTTTCGTTCAATGTACCGCCGGCACGTTTCGTACGGAATGTCGGTCGAAAAGTTTAATTTTAATGGCGATACGGTTCGGTTCGATCGTCGAGGTGACCTTCTCGGTGCGTGTTATCTCACGGCCAGTGATCCAGTAACCAATGTACAACTTTCAACATTTCCCATTTCAGGTATCGCTCGCGTCGATCTTTTTATCGGCGGTCAACTCGTCGATTCACAGGATACGACATTTTCTTCACAGGTGTGGCCCGTCACAGAAGCGACCACCTGGTCTGAACGAAACGTACCGTCGAGTTTTTATCCTTTGCATTTCTTCTTTTGTAAAGATTGGTCGCGTGCGTTTCCGCTCGTTGCGCTCGAGTATCATGACATCGAAATTAAGATTCGGGACGCATCTTCGAGTTACACATTCACTTTGTGGGCCCATATGATTCACCTTTCGGATCCGGAACGCGCGTGGTACAAACGCCAACCGCACAAGTTTTTGATAACCCAGACACAGACGGCCCGAATTGACCTTCAGAGAGATTGGGGACGGTTCGGTGGACCGATTAAATACATGGCATGGCCCGCTAAAATTGTTCCACTCCCGGATATCGTCACTGGTTTCGTTGCGAGTAACCCAACGGAAACCACCGTCGACTTGGCATGGGACCCGGCGCTTTACGCGTCTTTATACTCTATAGTATCCGAACCACCAACAACCACCCAGACGACATCCGGGACATCTCTCACATTTTCAGGTTTGGATCCGGATACAGAGTACACATTCACAATCACACCTTCGAACACATCAGGTAATGGTCCATCAACGACGTCAGACCCGATAACCACTTTATCCCCACCCCCACCCCCGAATGCCCTTCCGTATCTCTTCGCCTATGGTGCAACTGTAAGTACGGTCGACCTTTCATGGCGTCCAAATCCGAATACAGATTTGTATTCTATAGAGTCGTCACCTCCGTCAACCACTCAAACTACTAACGATAGTCAAATGACATTTACGGGTCTAACACCGGACCAGGAGTATACGTTCACAATCACGCCGTCGAACGCATCAGGTAACGGTCCATCAACGACTTCAAACCCGATAACTACTCTACCTTCACCACCTGAAGCCGTCACTGGCTTCGTGGCGAGTAACCCGACTTCAACCACCGTCGACCTTGTGTGGGACCCTGCCCTTTATGCAACCGAGTACTCTATAGTATCCGACCCACCAACAACTACCGAGACGACATCCGGGACGACTCTCACGTTTACGGGTCTAACACCAGACCAGGAGTACACATTCACAATCACGCCGTCGAACGTATCAGGGAATGGTCCATCAACGACGTCAGACCCGATAACTACTCTACCTCCACCACCTGAAGCCGTCACTGGCTTCGTGGCGAGTAACCCGACTTCAACCACCGTCGACTTGGCATGGGACTCGGCTTTGTACGCCACTTCGTATTCCATCGTCTCTTCGCCCGTGACGACGGCAACCATAGTACCTGGATATACTTACGTTCCATTCTCATCTGTTCCGGCGAGTTTTACACTCACTTCAAACGGCCGTTCATGGTATAATAATGACGGCATCTTATTTGATGGTCCAGATTATGGAGGAATTATTCTAAATATTTCTTCGACAAACCCTCCAGATATATATGCAGGTGTAAATCCTGGATCATGGTACACGCTCACGGATGGTTTGGGTGGATACACAAGACATGCAGGTTATGATATGTACTTGAGTGGATACGAAGGGGATAATTTTGATTTTGCATGGGCACTTTATCTCAAAGACGGAACAACTGATCAGGTTATTATTCATAATCCTTATCCAGCAGATGGCATTGGATTCTGGGTGAAAAATCTAGATGGTCGTATAAGAATTAATACACAAGATCCGAATGATGCACAGATTTTTACTATTTCTATTCCATTGGCAGTGAATATTCAGACGACGTCCGGGACGTCTCTCACATTCCCGGGTTTGGATCCAAATACCGAGTATACGTTCACAATCACGCCGTCGAACACATCAGGTAACGGTCCATCAACGACTTCAGACCCGATAACTACTCTACCTTCACCACCTGAAGCCGTCACTGGCTTCGTGGCGTCCAACCCAACGGAAACCACCGTCGACTTGGCATGGGACCCTTCTCTTGACGCATCTTTATACTCTATAGTATCCGACCCACCAACAACTACCGAGACGACGTCCGGGACGACTCTCACGTTTACGGGTCTAACACCGGACCAGGAGTACACATTCACAATCACGCCGTCGAACGCATCAGGTAATGGTCCATCAACGACGTCAGACCCGATAACTACTCTACCTCCACCCCCACCTCCTGAAGCCGTCACCGGTTTCGTGGCGTCCAACCCGACATACACGACCGTCGACTTGGCATGGGACCCTTCTCTTGACGCATCTTTATACTCTATAGTATCCGACCCACCAACAACCACCCAGACGACATCCGGGACGACTCTCACGTTTACGGGTCTAACACCGGACCAGGAGTACACATTCACAATCACGCCTTCGAACGCATCAGGTAATGGTCCATCGACGACGTCGGACCCGATAAGCACACTCCCACTCCCTCCTCTTCCGAACACCGTCACTGGTTTCGTGGCGTCCAACCCAACGGAAACCACCGTCGACCTTGTGTGGGACCCGGCCTTGTACGCAACCGATTACTCTATAGTGTCTTTCCCCGTTTCAGATACATATACTACTAGTGATACATTCGTCACTTTCACAGGTCTAACACAGGACACGGAGTACACATTCACAATCACGCCGTCGAATATAACTGGTAACGGTCCACCGACGACATCTGACCCGATAAGCACACTCCTTCCTCTTCCCGGTTTTGCTCCCGTTATTGATAATACACCCGTCTCCGTTACTACAACGACCATAGAGTTGACGTGGTCAACGGAACCTCCTTACCCACCGTCATACGCGACTTCCTATAACGTGTATTGTTACGATACTACATCAACATTATTGTATGTCCAGTCATGCTCGCTCACACCTCCTTATACATTCACCGGTTTACAGACAAACTATGCATATTATTTCCGGTTGTCGTCGGTGAACGCGCGCGGAGAACAAGAATACGCCTCATCGACGTCAGTAATCATGTTCACCGTCCCAACAGTCACTGGGGTTTCGGTGGGCAACCCGACAGAAACGACGGTCGATATCACATGGGATGCGGTGACCACCGATCTGAGTCCGTATGATTTTACTTATATTATAACTTCGAACCCTGAGAGCACGACCACGACTCAATCTTATTCAGGACCAACTCCGTCATACACATTTTACGGTTTAACACCAGACACGGAGTACACATTCACAGTTACACCTCTGGTGGGTCCATCTAACCTAGCCGGTGACCCGGTGACGTCGGATCCGATAAGCACACTCCTTCCGTTACCGGGCCCGGGTCCCGCTATGTACAATCCCTTCGTTGTTACTACAACGACCATAGAGTTGGAGTGGGTCGAATATGTACCTGAATACGCGACTTCGTTTAATGTATATGCTTATTCAGATTCAGGTCCTGTAGGGTTTGTGAACGTACCCATATCGTCGTTCTCTTATACTTACACGGGTCTGCAACCCGACACATATTATCATTTCGCAGTTGCTGGCGTGAACGCGACAGGTGCGGGACAGGCTGGGGCCCCTTCTCAAGATACACGTACGGCAGCCGTGTAGTATATGAACCAGGACCAGGAGGAAGAGCAACTAACAATGGTTATATAAATATTACTCCAACTGTATAATAAAACAACGAAATGTCACTTGCTGATTATCAATTCAGAACACAGGTGAACGGTGTCGACATTGGAGAGTCTCGGCACATTGCGCAGTGGACCGACGTGAATGCTTATTACCATACACAACATGGGTACATGAATGGAAATATTGCCATCGTTCCATTTTGTCTCGACACCAGCTCGTATCAGCCGACCGGCACGCTCAACTTTTCACGCATCGACAAGTTTGAAATTGCTACTCCGCCGGCCGTCCCACTCCCCAGTATGGCTAACGGTCAGTACATGTACGCCGTCGGATACAACATGATCGAGATCCGCAACGGAACGTCGTCACTTTTGTATTGGGACTAAAGTAGGAATGCAAATTTGGAAGTGGGTCCTGGCAATCGGCCTGCTGTTTTTGATTACGTACAACCCATCCACGCGTACTTTGGCTAATTTTTTTGAGGGTCCCATGGTAGAGGGCGGTCGCCATGGCGGACCCACATATGCGCGAGAGGCACAAATCGATAGCGATTCCGGTGACGATGATCGGGAACCGTCCTCATATGCTCATCGTTCACGATAGGCGGTACAAGGAGTGGACATTTGTCACAGGCGGGTGCCGTCGACGCGAGGTGTACAATCCACTTCGGTGTGCAATCCGTGAACTTCACGAGGAGACTCGTGGGACGATCGACCTCAAACGGGGCGCATATGCATACTTTCGATTCACGACCGACTACAAAGGTCCAGGCGACACAGAGGCTGACGCCGACACGGTCAGTGTCTATCACGTCTACGTGATTGACCTTCCGATGACATCCGGCGAACAAAAAGATGTCGTCGAACGATTCAACGAACAAAAGATTAAGATGGAACTGAACCAAGTTCCGTTCAAAAAGAACCATGACGAAAATACGGAAATGATGTGGGACACGCTCGAAGGCATTTCGGACCGAAGAGACTTGTGGATACTGATTCGCGAGTGCGTGCTCAACAATCCAGACTTTGCAAAGGCGCTCAGCGCGTCCCACAAAACGACCTTTTATCTGAGACCATAAATAATGACGCGCCCAAAGCGTGTTTTTGCCGAAATGCTCGCCAAGGCTCAGGGTGGCGAGGATGTTGACGTGGATGACATCTGTGATAAGCTCACTCTCGCGGATATCATGTATGAACTCAAGAAACTTGAAAAAGAAGCCGAGGCCGAAGCCGCCCCGGAACCCGAGCCGGAGCCAGAGGAGAAGCCGAAGCCAGAGCCGGAGCCGGAGCCGCCTCGACCAATTCCTGATTTCTGGTCTCGGTTGTCAGGTGAATGAAAATATTGACTGTTAATAAATGAAGAACGTTTCGACCCCCTTGATGGTCGCAGGTGGATTTGTTGCTCTCTGGGTCATTCTGACCCGTTCGTACGCAGGCTACAAAGGCCAGGAGTCGGACAGTGTCGCCGATCGTTACATAAACAAGCCGCACGTTTCAACGTAAATGGCGCTCGCAATCCGTCCTCCGACGACTCGTCGTATGACGACCGACCAGGAAGGTAAGCGCGTGTACACACTGCACAGCAGCCCCAACACTGTGTTTGCGTGGCGAACGTCGAACGAAAATATGAAAACAGCAACTGTGGTGTTTCGACGCCAGAAGGATGCTCTTCTTATGGCGCACATGATTGAACGACATGTGCGCCAGAACAAGGAATGGCCATCGACGACCATGTTTGATTTTCAGCTGGATTCTGGACCCGGTACAGCTTCAAACGAACTTGAACTTGTCGATATTCGCCAGTGGGACATGGAAAAACTCAAAGTGTATTGTGTCGAGGCTTACCTGGACATGATTACGCTGACGACTGTGACGCCATCGACTGACGGTTTTAGCATCAACGGTGAACTCATTAGCCTCAATGTGCCGTTTGAATTTTATGCCGAACGGCTCAATCAACTCTGGGAGGAATGAACGCCTTGCCGGTCAGAACCTGGGTCGCGTATGACGTGGCGAGCACAAAGTGAATGTGGGGCCAGTCGAGCGCCTCGACGGTCGTCACCTTAATCTTCATAGGATTGTCGTTGATGTCATTGACCACCTGGTTACGGGCATGGGGGTCACCCAGTGACGGAGCGAGCACGGTCATCTTCTGGAGCCACTTGACGTGCGACTCGTTGTTGGCGTCAAACTTTTTGATAAAGCGCTGAGTAATAGTGTCACCCATTTACTCATCAGCAGTTATTTTCTTTATATTTGACAGATATGAGCGCTTTGAACATTATTATGCTCTCACTGTTTGAGATACTGGGTGACTTTCAATTCAAGTTCTTTGCGCGCCAGGGTAAGCTCGCGAATTTTGGAGGCGGTCTCCTCGGATATTCCGGTGTCATCTACTTCCTCATCGCTGCTCTCAAACAGGGCAACGTCCTTTGGGTCAACGGAATGTGGGATGGCGTGTCTGGTGTGATCGAATCCCTGGCGGCGTTTCTCATTCTCGGTGAACGGTTCAATAACTGGTTTCAGTATCTGGGCCTGGCTATGATTACGACGGGCCTTGTACTGTTGCGCAAGGGCGGCATTACTCATTAGGGCCATGGTGACAGCCAACTGGAAAAGGTGTGGCATGATGCGTACAAGAATGTACGTCTTGCGCAACGTCAGCATCTACCCTTGAAGGTTAAAAAAATCTCACACAAATACCGTAATGGAACAACTCATCCGTGAGAACATCCTGCCACGGCTCGATGCGCACGAGGCTGAACTGTGGGAGCTGCGCGGTGCAACCTGGCCGGTCTGCCAAGCAATCAAAGACAACAATATGGCATTTCGAAACATAAAAGAGAAGCGTCGGTTTTTCCGCTTTCTGGACCGGCACGAAATTCGACGTCTGTTGGGGCTCAAGGCGGCCTATGCCCGAATTGATGACGTGTCACTCGAAGAAGAGATACG